CATTAATTATGGGCTTTTTTTTTGGTCATTGTCTTTATATAAAGCCCACCACACAATTTTTTTTTATGCTCTAAGGGGTAAGTATCAAAAAAAACAGTTTGTTTATTAGAGTGCTTAAAAATAGCCTTACTGGCAATTTAACTATTTTTAAACATTTTAAAATATTATTTTATGGATAAAAATTATTGATAAGACTATTTATATGCCTTTAAAACTTACATATAGCCCTTCTAAGAGCTTTTTTTTATTTTGAAGGGTAAGGGGTAAGGATTAAAAAAAAGTGCTTAAAACGCGTTTACGCAATTGTGTAAATTTTTAAAAATTGTAAAAAAACAATTTTAAGAATAAGGAAATTTCGGGGCATTTCTAAATCTTGGAGTGAGTTGTCAAAAACCAATTTTACTGGTAAATTTTTTTTTATTGACTTGATTTCAAAAATTAGTTAAAGTATCTTTTTAAGGAGATAAAAGTAAGCTATGAAATATTATTTTTACGAAGTGTTTAATAAACACAACAAAAGTTTAGGATTCGTTTTTGGAGAAACTTTTTCTGAAGCAAAGTATGCAGCAGAAGTTTTGTACGGAAATGCTATTTTTTTAAAAACTGTAAATGAGGAGGAATTGTAATGCCATATTCAGATTATTACAACGATAACAAAATTAAACAAATGTATTTCAGAGAGTATCACCGACAGCTTAGCATTTTAAGCCGTAAAGGATACAAAGGTCATACATTATGGACATGTGCAAGAGCTTTTGCAGATGAAGCAGTAAAACATTTTAAACCTAGGAGAAGATAAATGAAAACACCTAATGACATTTACCATGGGGATGAACACCTTGTGGAAGAAACAAGAAAACCCATTAAGCGAGAAATTGTGCAATGGAAAATTATAGCAGTTTGGGACGATGGTAGTACAGATGATATTTCTGATTATATTGTTGTTGATGATTCTTTTGAAGATCAACTAACTGATCTAGAAAATGAATGGGAAGCTAAGGCTGTTTGGGGTTACGAAACAACTTCAAACTCTTATGATGAACCTAGTGACGATGATTTAATATCTAAATGGGGAGCAAATGATGCGTAAAAACTTTTTAAAGAAATTAAGGAGGTAAATTATGTTTAAAACTATTTTTACAAGTGTTATAATAGGTATAATAGTAGCTGTGCCACTGTGGTTTTGGGTCAAACACCAAGTTACAGATTACCGCTACCATTGCACTGAAAAAGGCACATTATATAAATCTGTAATTAAAGATGGAAATGTTTTTCGTAAAACGCAAGATAAATGTTTATATATTAAAAAGGGGAAGTCGCATGACTAAGAATCATAAACGAGAGATGATTTGGGAAGTATTTGACATCTCAACACCTCTCAAAAATCAAACAATAGGTTTTGTTAAAGCACCAACGTACGCAATAGCTAACGCTGAGGCTTTTAAAAAATATATGAAGCCTATTGACGTCTGTATTCATGAAGGTTATACTAAATGCTTACAAGGAGATAATTTATGGATGGTTTAATAAAAGAATTATATGAATGTTATTACAGGTTAGGGCGGGATGTTTTGGGTTATTACGGCTCTGACCTAGAAGTTTTTGCTAAACAACAGGCGGAAGAAGCTTTCGTCGAACTAGGAGAATCCGTATGAGTGTTCCAGAAGATGAAGATTTAAGAGAAAGTATTTACACGGAGTGCGTTGAGGGTTTAATTGATCGTGGCTACCCTGAAACATTAGCTAGATTTGTAGCTCTTGAAGAGGCGCACAAAATCTACCAGTCTTTACCTGAGCCTGATTTTAAGGCTTACAATGAGGAATAGATTTAATTACTGCGTTCTTGATTGTGATGGGCTTCCTATAAGGAACTTTGTTACACTTGAGGACGCAGAATTTTTTATAGCAGACAAGCCAGACTGTGTGCTAAAATCTTTAATCATTCAACCAATAAAAATGACCAACGAAGAGTTTACCAAGAAATTTGGTGAGCCTCTATTTTAGAAAAGGAATCAAAGTGAGATGTAAAGCCTGTGATAAAATACTTTCAGATTATGAATCAACCCGTAAAGGTGAACACTCAAAACAATATATTGACTTGTGCAATTATTGCTATTCAACAATTTCAAAAGAAATCTTAGTTAGTGAACGAGAGGATTTAATGTCCCCTAGTGCTTTCATTGATGATGATTATATAGACTAATGAGTCATTTTTTATACAATAAGCGTTGCCCTCAGTGTGCTGAACAAGGTAACGATAAATCAGGAAATAACTTAGCTGTTTATTCTGATACACATGAATATTGCTTTGCATGTGGGTACTATGAACGCGGAGATATTGTAGAGAAGTATAAGCAACAAATCACTCTAAAAACTCCGTCTAAGTTTTTTACACCCGCTTTAACTTTTAACAGTAATGCTTTGATTTACTTGAAGAAATTTGGTTTAACTGACCAAGAGGTAGAGGAAAATTATTTTTGGGATGATGATGGATTTTTAGTTTTTAACGTAGGTGCTTTTCAAAATGCTAGGAATTTTAATGACAGTTTTCCTAAGTATATTACACGAGGAATTATTCGAGGTAATGAGAAGATATTTTATAAATCTGATAATTATGTTATAATAGTAGAAGACAGCGTGAGTGCTATAAAAGTTGGACGGGTGTGTTCTAGTGTTGCGATACATAACTCAATTATCCCTCTTGAGCTTCTTGTAAGGCTTTCTAAACAGTTTTCTAATCTAGTAATATGGTTAGACCCTGACAAGCAAAAAGAGATGTTACACGAAGCAAACAAAGCTAAAATCTATTTTGAAAAAGTTAATGTTATTTGGACTGATAAAGACCCAAAAGAATTTACAACGAAAGAGATTACTCAAATATTATTTGACAAAGGAATTTCTGTATGATAGAATTATTAATTATTAAATATATATTAAATAATAATATATATAATAAATATATTAATTATATTAATTTAACTAATAAAGAATTAATTAAATTATTATATTGCATTAAACAACTTCAAGAAGATTCAGAGAAAGAACTTCTCTCCGTAGAAGACTTAGAACTTAAATTCTTTTCTGAATATCCATTCTTAAAATCTGCTGAAAAAGAAATCTTCGAGAGTATATTTGAGCAACTTCGTAGAGTTCAAATTGACGAGAGCCGTATTGAAGAATACATGCTTAAACAAAAGCAGATGGTTCAAGCCCACCGCATTGCAGAAATTGCCTTAGAAGTAACCGAGGGCAGAAAAGACTTCACTGCTATTCTAGATCATGTTTCGGATATTGATGTTGACGCTCCTCTTGAGGAAGAGATTGAGTTTGTTTCTGATGACTTAGAGCAACTTTACCAAGAACAGATTGTTACTCAAGGACTGCGTTGGAGATTACCTTGCCTTAATAAAGCAATAGGTTCTTTACGCAAAGGCGACTTTGGCTTTATCTTTGCTAGACCTGAAACAGGTAAAACAACTTTCTTAGCTAGTGAAGCAACTTACATGCTAGAGCAAACTGACCGACCCATCATTTGGTTTAATAACGAGGAACAAGGTGAGAAGGTTATGATTCGGTGTATACAGGCAACACTAGGAAAAACACAGGCAGAACTTTTTTCCGATCTACCTGAACACAAAAAACAATTTTACGAGTTGACTAAACGTAACTTAAAAATTGTGGACTCTGCTTCTATCCATAAAAGCTATGTCGAGAAAGTTTGTAAAGCAATTAATCCTGCTTTAATAATCTTCGATCAGATAGACAAGATAAAAGGTTTTGACGAGGCTAGGACTGACTTAACTCTGGGGGCTATCTACCAATGGGCAAGAGAACTAGCAAAAGACTTTGCGCCAGTGATAGGTGTCTGTCAAGCTGATGGTACGGGAGAAGGAGTTAAATGGCTTAACATGGGACATGTTTCCAATGCTAAGACAGCTAAACAAGCAGAAGCTGATTGGATTTTAGGAATTGGTAAGAGTAACCAAGAAGGTTTGGAATACGTTAGACATTTAAACATTAGTAAAAATAAACTTGTAGGAGATGAGGATTCTATACCTGAGTTGCGACACGGCAAACTTGATGTTATAATCAAACCCGAAATGGCTAGATATGAAGACCTCTAAAAATAGAGTTTGTAATTTATGTAAATCTGCTGGTAAAATCTTCCACAAAGGTAAATGGTGGTGCGGGATAGATTATTATACCTCAGATGGTGTATGTAAAAATTTAGGGACAAAAGATGAAACCAATAATACTAGATGTAGAAACAACAACGATAAATAAAGGTAGTCCTTTTTCAGTCAATAATAAACTTTGTTATGTAGGTTTGTTTGATGGTAAGACACATTATATTTTTGACATAGAATATTCAGACACGCCTTACAGAGAAACACTTGATGAGATCCAAGAAATTATTAATAACCATGACACAATTGTAGGATTTAATTTAAAGTTTGACTTACATTGGGTTCGTAAATATGGTATAGATATTACACAGTGCAGAGCCTGGGATAGTCAATTGGTACATTTTATTTTAACGAATCAACGAACACCTTACCCGTCTTTAAATGGAGTTGCAGAACACTACGGGTTAGAAAAGAAACTAGATATAGTACATGATGAATACTGGTCTAAAGGTTTAGACACATTAGATGTTCCTCAAGATATATTAGAAGAGTACTTAATAAAAGACCTAGATGTAACCTATCAAGTTTTTAATATTCAACAGAAAGAGGTTGCACTTTTACCAACAGAGCGACAAAGATTACTTAGCTTACATAATCAAGATTTACTTGTGCTAGAGGAGATGGAGTTTAATGGAATTTTATTTAATGAGAAAAAAAGTTTGGAGTTGGCTAAAGAGTTGGAAACAGAGCTTGTGGACATTAATCAAGAGCTTATATCTATTTGTGGTATTCATGATCTTAATTTTAATAGCAACGATCACATTAGTTGTTTATTGTATGGAGGAACTGTCACAATTCCTAAGAAAGAGATTGTGGGAATTTATAAAACAGGCACTCGTAAAGGTGAGCAGAAATTTGGGTGGGTAGATTACACATATGATTTACCTAGGCTAGTAGAACCATTAAAAGGAAGTGAGCTAAAAAAAGATGGATATTTCAGTACAGATGAACAAACACTCCGTCAACTTAGAGGTTCAAAAGATGCTAAGAAAGTTATTGAACTCATACTTAAACGGAGCGGACTTGAAAAACGTAGAGGAACTTATTATCAAGGACTCCCCGAACTCAGAATTAATCAGGGTTGGACTGAAGGTAAGTTACATGGTCAACTCAACCAGTGCGTTGCTAGAACTGGACGTCTCTCTTCCTCGAAGCCAAATCTACAAAACTTTGATGGAGAGATAAAAGAACTATTTTATTCGAGGTATAGCCCATGTTAATACAAGGAGATGCTTCAGCATTGGAATGGAGATGTGCTAGTTTTTTAAGCAAAGATAAACAAGCTTATGAAGAAATATGGAATGATGTAGATCAACATACCGACAATCAAAATAGATTTGGATTACCTAGTAGATTGATTGCTAAGACTTTTGTATTCCGCCTTATCTATGGTGGCTCTGCTTATAGCTATGCTAACGATCCTAACTTTGCAGAAGTTAGTAAATCAGAAAAGTTTTGGCAGAAGGTTATTGATGAGTTTTATTCTAAGTACCAAGGCTTACACCAATGGCACATAAAGCTTATGCAAGAAGCGACAACAACAGGTAAAGTAGCATTACCAACTGGTCGTGTTTATGAATATGAGCCTGATCTACGCCATGGGCAAAAGGTGTTTCCGAGAACCACAATTCTTAATTACCCTGTACAAGGTTTAGGCGCAGATGTAATGACAATTGCTAGGGTCTCTTTGTTTAATCGTATGAAAAATAAGTATGATGGAGCTAAATTAGTGAATACTGTTCATGACTCAATCATCATTGATTGTAAAGATGAGCATGTAGAAAGTTTGTCAGAGTTAATGCTTCAAGTCTTTGAAGATGTACCAAAAAACTTTGAGAAACTGTTTGGGGTTAAGTTTGATCTTCCTATGAAAGCCGAGGTTCAATTCGGACAAAATTGGAAAGATATGGAAGTGTACAAAAAACTTGACAAATAATATAAACGTGATATAATAATTATACAACTAACTCTTTTGGAGAAAATTAGAAATGATTGTAACTTTAGTAGATGTAGGACAACCTCAAAGTGTAAAAACACAACGAGGCTCTTATCAAGTATTAGAAGTCAGTTATCGTAACGACCAAGGACAAATTCAAGGAAAGAAAATAGTTTCCTTTGCTAATCCACAGGTCTTTAAAGATTTACAGACTTTTCAGAAAGATGACAAATTAGATGTTGCCGCAACCAAGGATGATAATGGTTACTGGCAATGGCAATCAGTTAAAAAATCAGATGGAACAGGAGGAACAACTGTGGCAACGAACAGCTCTTCAACACGTGTAACAGGTAGTAATTACGAAACTGCGGATGAACGTGCTAAACGTCAAAGATACATTGTAAGACAATCTTCACTTTCAAATGCTATTGAAACTCTAGCTTTAAACAAAGAGTTAGGTGGCGCAAGTGCAGATGATGTAATTAGTTTAGCAAAAATGTATGAGCAGTTTGTGTTTGATGATGGCGTCCAGGAAGAGGCATAATGAAGTCTCTTTCTTTATTTTTGTTAGCCCTATGGATTACATATGCTATATATGTGTCCATGGGGTGTAATACGTGTAATACGGAAAGAACCATTAATATTGACGGAGAACAACCCGTACACATAGACTCTTGGGAGTCTTCTATTCAGCCTATATGATAGCTTTAATTGATATGGATCTTGTATGTTTTCGGTGTGCAGCAAGTGCTGAAAGTGATCCAATTAATATAGCTATTTATAGAGCTGAAGAACTTTTAGATAACATTATATCTAAAACAAATACAACAGAGTATAGAGCTTTTCTTTCTACTAAAGATAACTTTCGCAAAACGATTTATCCTGAGTATAAAGCAAATAGAACTGCTCAAAAACCTCAGCATTTAGAAGCATTGCGTGAATATGCTATGGAAAACATGAACGCTGAGTTAGCTGAAAATAGCTTAGAAGCAGACGACATGCTTGGGATACATCAATCCGACGAAACAATTATTTGTAGTCTAGATAAAGACTTATTACAAATTCCAGGAAAACACTTTCAGTGGGAAATCTCAGGTAAAGGGTGGAATAAACCTGATTCATTTGTAGAACAAACTGAGATAGAAGGTTTAAGGTTGTTTTATGAACAGTGCTTAAAAGGAGACACTTCTGATAATATAAAAGGTATTGCAGGTATCGGGAAAAAGAAAGCACAAGTGTTATTAGCAAAATGTAAAACAGAACAAGAAATGTTTGACACAGTAAGAAAAGAGTATTCAATGGATGATGAGTTTATCATGAATGGACAATGCCTTTGGATACTTAGATCATTAGAAGACAACTTTAAAAACCATTTTGAAAGATTAAGTGATGGCAACAAAGCCGTGGACTGAGGGTAGACTAAAATCTTTTATTACATCAGTGCTTAGGTCAGGGTACAGAAAATATCCTCCTAAGTATGAAACACTGAAAGAAGCGTCTGTCGGTAAGAAAATCAACAAAGCTACAAAACGATTAGCTGAGCATTATAAATGTGCGAAGTGCAAAAAAAGTTATCCAAATAAAGAAGTCAATGTAGATCATATAGAACCCGTGGTATGTCCTAAAGAAGGTTTTCAAGATTGGGATGTATTTATAAAAAGATTATATTGTACTAAAGAAAATTTACAGGTACTATGTAATACTTGTCATGATAAAAAAACTGCAAAGGAAAGAAAAACTCGTGGTGATAATCGGATTAGATAAAGATAAGAATTTTGAGAGCTTCGAGGTTGATCCTGAAGAAGAATATTATTTAATAGAAATTGCAATTAAATATATTGTACAAAACTGCCAATTACATTATTATAAAGGTAAGTGGTATTTTGATTTACATAAATTACCAGAGTGGATCTGGGAAGGAGAAATACATTGACATTTCGCATATTACTAATCGATATAGAAACCTCGCCTAACACGGCTTCCGTATGGGGCATTTGGCAACAAAATGTTTCCTTAAACCAATTATTAGAATCTTCACAAACCATCTGTTATGCAGCTAAATGGTTAGGTGATGATGATGTAATGTTTGATAGTATACATAAAACCTCTCGTAAAAAAATGTTAAAGTCAGTTCACAAACTCCTTGATGAAGCTGACGCTATCATACATTACAATGGTGCTAGGTTTGATATTCCTACGCTTAATAAGGAATTCTTACTTGCTAATATGCACCCGCCTTCCCCATCCAAGCAGATAGACTTACTTAGTGTAGCTCGAAGACAATTTAGATTTGTGTCTAATAAGCTAGACTACGTGGCTCAATCGCTTGGTTTGGGTAAGAAGGTTGACCATGAAGGACATGAGCTTTGGCTTAAATGTATGAACAAAGACAAAGATGCTTGGAAGCGCATGGAAGAATATAATAAGAATGATGTAATTTTACTTGAAAAAGTATATGAAAAATTTAAGCCTTGGTGTAAACAACATATTAACATGTCTTTATTTGATGATGAAATTCATACATGCCCAAATTGTGGTGGTACACATTACCAAAAAAGAGGCTTCTCTTATACGAACTCTTGCAAGTACCAAAGACTCCAATGCCAAGATTGTGGAAATTGGTTTAGAGACACTCGTAGTTTAGCAACAAAAAAAGATGGTAAATTTGTCAATATTTTATAAGTTACTAGGAAGGAAGGAAATGAGTGCTACTGACACACAAGTAGGTGGAAGTCATTATAAGAAGTTTAAAATTCAGCCTACTGAATTCATTACTAAAAATAAGATACCCTTTATTGAAGGTTGTGTTATTAAATATGTTGTAAGGTGGAGAGACAAAAACGGCTTACAAGATATAGATAAAGCAATACATTTCTTACAACTTCTCAAGGAACTAGAAAATGACGTTGACAACGAATGAATTACTTGAGAAAATTATAGAACGAATAGATGAAGTTGATCTAATCGAGCTACTTGATTTAACAACAGAGGAAATTGTCTATGCGTTTCTAGACAAAATTGAGGAAAGAAAAGATCAATTTCTAGACGCATTAGACTTAATTGACGAAGAAGAGGAAGAAGAATAAATGGATAAGAGTCAAAGAATACTATCAGATATTACAGTTTTTAATAAATATGCTAAATATGTTCCTGAAGCAAACCGCAGAGAAACTTGGAATGAATTAGTAGAGCGGAACATGGTTATGCACATTCGTAAATACCCTAAAATAAAAGAGGAGATCAAAGATGCTTATAAAATGGTTTTTGACCGCAAGATTCTGCCTTCTATGCGGAGTCTTCAATTTGGTGGAACTCCTATTGAACTGTCTAATAATCGTATGTTCAATTGTGCTTTTTCCCCTTGCGATCATCCTGCCGTCTTTAGTGAAACAATGTTTAACCTTCTTGGTGGTTCAGGTGTTGGCTTTAGCGTCCAAAAAAGACATAGAGAAAAACTGCCTGCGGTGATTGGTCCAAAGGATACACAACGAAGGTTTTTAATTGGAGATTCTATTGAAGGATGGGCAGATGCTGTTAAAGTTTTAATTAAGGCTTATACCCAAGGCAAAGCAGATCCACGCTTTGACTTTAGAGATATACGCCCTAAAGGCTCTCGACTTATTACTTCAGGAGGTAAAGCTCCAGGACCTGACCCGCTACGCATTTGTTTAGACAAGTTACGTTCTGTGTTAAATAATGCTATTGGTCGAAATTTATATCCTATTGAAGTTCACGATATGATTTGTCATATTGCTGATGCTGTCCTATCAGGAGGCATTAGACGAGCTGCTTTAATTAGTTTATTTGACAGAGACGATATGGATATGCTCTCAGCCAAAAGTGGCGCATGGTGGGAACTTAATCCTCAACGAGGTCGTGCTAACAACTCTGTTGTACTTAATAGAGAAGAGATTACGGAAGACGACTTTAAAGAACTATGGAAACGTGTAGAAGATTCTAAGTCAGGTGAGCCTGGAATCTTTTGGACTAATGATTATAATATCGGAACAAATCCTTGCGCAGAGATTAGTTTACGTCCTAACAGTTACTGTAATCTAGTTGAAGTAAATGTAAGTGATGTTAAAGATCAAAAAGACTTAAATGCTAGAGTGAAAGCAGCTACTTTTATTGGTACGTTACAAGCAGGGTACACTGACTTTCATTATTTAAGGAATGTGTGGAGAGAAACTTCTGAAGAAGATGCACTACTGGGTGTAAGTATGACTGGTATTGCTTCAGGTAAAGTTTTAGACTTAGACTTAAAAGAAGCCGCCCAGGTATCTCAGGAGGAAAATCAACGTGTTGCGAATCTTATTAATATTAAAACATCTGCTAGGATTACTACTGTTAAGCCCGCTGGAACTACTTCACTCGTTCTTGGTAGTAGTAGTGGTATTCATGCTTGGCATAACGACTATTATATCCGCAGGATGCGAGTGGGTAAAAACGAACCTCTTTATAAATATATGATGGATACAGTTCCTGAACTAATTGAGGACTGCCAATTTAAACCTCATTTAGAAGCTGTTATGTCTTTTCCACAAAAAGCTCCTGAAAATGCTATTTTACGTACAGAGC